GATGGCTGGGTTTCGCTGTGAAACCTGTCTTTAACCCAAGGTTTTTGCTTATTTTCGCAATCCTTTGATTAATATGCAGAGCCATATGCCAACCACTACTGCTTCAGCCAGCGTTGTCATCTGCTCGTGACAACTGTTCGTATGGTTTCAATACAGCATTCTGCCAGCCATACTGTTTATGATTCTCCATACTTCTACGAGCGTGGGCTTTTGCAAACCAAGCATTCCATTTGGTCATAGACATATGGGATACATTTGTCGTAAGCCCCCAATAGACAACGACATCATTCAACTGATGTTGGAATCCTTCGGTTGCTGAATACCAATGCGAATGCTTGCTGATGCTGGCGTTGATGATTTCTATGCGTCTGTTAATCTCGCACATCTTTTTATCGGTCATCTCACCATCGATGTCGTGTTGTAACAACATCTGATAGAAGACGAACGATTGAGCACGAGGCAACCAATGCAACGAACCATCTTTCTGCCGATACTCAATCAACTCTTTCTTAATGCCCTTGGCGAATTCGAAATCGAGACTCATTTTCGTTTCCGTTTAGGACGAGGGCAATCATACTCGTGTGCTTCAACCTCGTATGCGGTGCTGTCTTCCAATGCCTGTTTCGCTCTGGTTGAACCATTGTATTCGATGTTATGAAACACATCGATAGCATCTCGTTCAGTTTCAGCCTTGATGACGGCAGACTTGTAGGTCTGTGCTACTACCAGCCAACTAAACTTACGAGTGCGAGTAGCCATCTGCTTCGATTCCGATTACCATTTGAGCACCTGTCTGGTTGCCTTTGACAGCGACCATAATGCATTGCTCTGCTGGCAGTTTATGGATTGACGAGTAATCAATAGTCCAACCGACATTCACCAACTTGGTGAGCGACACTAACTGTGCAGGAGTTAACTCAACTCCGTTAATCGTAATCATATTAGTTACGATTATTGCACTCACAGTTAGCCTTCCATCCTTCGATGAACAGTTTCGCATCACGCTTCGTCTTGAACGAATGTTCAGAGTCGAGCATTGGGGCTTTGTCGGGCAGGTTGATATAGATAGACACAACCCAAACTTTGTTACGCTTGGTTGGTTCGAGACCGATACCGAATGTTGCTTTCATAGTGATAAGCGGGACGCACCACATTGCTATGATGCGTCCCTGTAATATCAGTTAGAGCGAACCTCGTCTGGTGTTGCCAGAAGAAGTCGTGCGAATTCAGCAGAGGTCGAAGCCGTATGCAGAGTGTTAAGCACAGCACCACCTTGGCGTTGCTTCATCTCATACTTGTGGTTGCCGTGGTTATGCGTCAGCACTTGCGTGTGGGCATTATACAGATTCCACAAATTACGACTGCGGTCTTCCTCATACGATGGTTGTTCCCAGACTTCGTGGACTTGCTTGCGAAGCGAAGCACCAAGAATGCCACGGTTAACCATATTCTCGATAGCGTTCCAACCCTGCTCTTGCGTGATGTCGCTAGTAGCAAGATTTTGGAACGACTGACGAATATGAGTCCACTCGTTCATCGCCTGTTGGATGATGTTGCTCACGAAGTCTGCGGATACGGACTGTGTGTGACGCACAGACATAAACACATCTTCACGGAACGATGTCATACCATTGAGGCAGACCAAACGAAGAGCACCGACAGAAACAGACGAACGGCTAGTGCCATCGAATGAGTTCTTTGCGGTGATACGCAGGGCAACGATATCACCCTTGTGGGTAACATCGAACTTCTCGGTTTGGAAATCGTAGCACAAGTGTGCTCGTGCTCCCATACGAGTGACGATGGATTCGAATGCAGTAGGCGTGAGACCATTCTGTTCGAAGCCGTTGAGGATGCGATGTTCGAAGTCATCGTTCTGGATGATGCCGTATTTCTCGGACACCTTACCAATGATTGCTCCATTATCGCACCGCTGATTACCCCAACAGTTAGCAGGAATGCCTTCGCTCGTGTAGAGCGGGACGGCACGGACTGAATACTTATGGGCGTTTGCACCGAAGGAAACCTTCGGAGCGTTAGCAGAATGTCTTGCGACTTCCTGCTCGTATTGAAGACGCAGACTTGTGAGGTCGGCATCGGACTGAATGTTGTAGGACAACATATGTGTGTTTGGTTTTTCTTTGGGTTATGTGCTACTTCGCACTAGAACCTGTGGAGGCTCCAATGTTTTTCGCACAAATTTTGGGGACAGAAGCGATTACTCTTGGTTAGAGTGTAATGGCGTTAAGGAGGGCATCGACTTCGTGCTCATCGCATCCAGCGTCATTGATGACCTTGAAAATCCTTTCGGATACTCCTCGGTCAACTCTACGCCACGCTTTGCAAGCGGAACTGATATCGATGAAGATATTCTGTTCACCAAGAAGCCGTGCGGATGGGTAATCCTCTGGCGAAATGGTTTCTGGAATCTCTAACATCTTAACCAACTCTGCGGTGCGTTCCTCGGAGACCTTGGGCTTTTTAGGCATTGGATTTGCCCTCGCTCTTGGTCTGTTCGTAAGCGGATTGGAGCATCTCGCCCAGCACAGTTTGTACCGTGTGTCGGATATTCTCGCTGAACCAATTGTCCCACTCGGCTCCGAACTTGGTCTTGAACTGCGACTCGATACGCTCTGCGACAGCGTTCTGAATCTCGTCATCGATTGCGTTCTGGGAATTGGCTTGTGCGTTCTCACGAGCCTTGCCAAGCGAGTGTTGGAATTCGCTGTCAACCATTTCAGCGATGAGGGACTTAAACCAATCACGCTTCAAGTCGTTGCTAATCTCTTCTGCCAAATCGCCACGCTTGACGATTTCGTCTTCGGAGAGTTGCTCGGACTTTAGCATTACATCGGAACAATCGATATCGTCAGAAGTAACGATGTCGTTATCGCTGATGACATCAGACCAATCCAACTTCTTGATAACCTTGCTTGCGACATCATCGTAATCCAAGACACCTTCCAACTCGTAAGACCAATCACGATTGCCAAGTGCATCGTCAATCTGGTCGCTGAAATCGTGGTCATCGAGAATACTTCCGACACCATCCTTGAAGGATTCGGATTCGGATACATCGTAATCATCGAGCCAGTTTTTCAGCCAACTCATAACGCTCTTGGACACCAGCGTGTCGAAGTGCGGTTTGAACTGCTCTTTCGTTGATGCGTTGATGTCATCCATCTCCAACATCACTCGGAGTTTGTTATTCTCCATCTCCAAGCACATCACTCGCATTTCCAAAAGAGCATACTTATGCTCCGTAGTATTGGCTGGTAAGAACCAAGCCAGCAGTTTACCAATCATTTGTTTCATAGGCGTATCTGTTTATGTTTGTTTCGTTTCTGTGGACTCACACAGCGATACTACCCTAGTTAGTTTGGTCGGGGTTCACGCTGTATGAGAAATGGATTGCCGTGCTACTGTCTACTGCCTTGTGAGTACTCGGCTGTTGAGGGCGTAGTATGTAGCACAGCAAAAGTTAAGCCCACACCCGAAGGTGTGAGCAACAGTTTCACGACTTGTTTGGGTCGGTGATTGTAATCGTAATCACGAACGCTGTGCTTTTATTTTTGGCTTCAGCACTAAGCCTTTGGTTGCGAGCGTTCTGATACGCATTGTGCTTCAAACGCTTTTCTTCTTTCGTCAGTACAGGTGACAGTCCTGCCCAACGCTTTTTGGCTGACTCACGCATCTTCTGTCTTACTTCCTCAGAGCGTTTGTACATACCAACAGGAGCACCACACTTTCTTTTTTGCAGTCTTCGCATCTCTCTTACATCTGCATAACGCTTTTGACCTTCGGATAACGCATCGTATTCTGCTTTCCGCTTTGCTTCTGCAATCACACGCTTCTCTTCGGCAGTCTTTTGCTTGAACATTTTACCTGCTTCCTTCTCTGCTCGTCTTGCGTAGTAACGCTCCTCTGCTTCTTTTGCGATTCGGATAGTACGCTCTGTCGAAGTTTCCTTTAACGGACCACGCTCAAACTTATATAACTTCGTTTCAGTTCCGTGCGTTGCAGTCGCAATGGTTGGCTTCTTCTTTGCGTGAACAGGCGGGTTGATGTATCTGCCCTGTGCGTTTAACTTCTTACGATAGAAGCGACTCATTGGTTTTCGTTCTCCCATTGCGTCAGACGATTGACGATGCGAACCTCTGGCTCTGGCTCGATAGTTTCTTCGCTCACATACTGCGTCTTAATGTCGGGGCGATACTTCTTGAACTTATCTGCTTCGCACTTCGGACAACCCTTGAACAGTTCGATGCAATGACCATCGAAGTACCAGAACGATTCCACACCGCTACCACAGTTGCACTTACTCATAGCGGTTCAGATTATTCTGCTCCTCGTCTTCTTCGCCATCAATCGGGTTACTCCAAGCAACACCACGAAACACACTCTTCGTTGGGTTGACGAATCCGTTTACCTTTGCGGTTGCCTTCTTCGCTTTACCATTGGCACGGAGACCGATAACAACTCCGTGAACAACATACAGAGCGTTAGGATACGGAAGTTTCGCATCAAGGAATCGCAGGTCACTCTTATCGCCATCGATTACTTCGTAACCATTCCAAGACGATGGGAGCGGACCATCGTTCTCGAAAACGACAGCGACATTGATTCCGTTAGCGAGACACCACTTGCTCTCTTCAAGATTCGTTTCCGAATGCGAGAAGGTGAGATGGTAGTTCATCGGCATCTTATCCATATGCCAATCAACGATGCGTTCGAAATCTTTCGTGTAGTCGTAGAACTGCACATCTGGATAACGATGCATAATCAACCTCATCTCCATTCTCCACAAATCCGATGTGCCGTTGATACGGACACACGGTTTTAACTTTCGCTTCAACCGTTTTGTGTTGCGGTAGCAAAGGTTCTCGTGGTTCTGAACTTCACGGCTAATCTTCGCCCAGAAAGTTTCTGGGTTGCTCGCCAGCCACGCAGTTTTCTTTTTGCGTGATGCGATGATGTTCGGGAAGATGCCAGCCATACCTGCGGTGTTGAGACACAACGCTTTGCAATGTGCAGTAGCGTGGGTGCAGGTGTCGATGATTCCACTCGTATCTGACGGAGACAGATAAAGTATTGCGGTGGAGTATCCGAGTTGCTCGCCCTTGCGAGTCTTTGCGTTGTCGAAGTTGAATAACTTCATAGGAGTGTTTATAGGAGTTTGATAAGACAGATAAATGCAAGTGCAGGGTCGGACTGCACTCACACTCGTCAGCGATTACTTATTCTCCGACACATCCGTGTCGAACGAGTCAGCAACCGTGGAGGAGTTTTCGCCACGGTTCATAACCTTGTCCTGTTCGTCAGCCATCATCACACGCCAATAGTGAGTGCCACCTTCGAACGAGGCATACAGTTCTTTCGTATTGTCCTCCACGATTTTGGTTGCGTCATTCTCGAAACCATTCTCGTGCTGGAACATCGACTTGCTGAACGCTTCAATCACACCAGACTGCAACTCCCAAGCCACCATCTTGACGAACTCATAAGCGGAGATTTTCTGGCGGTAGGTATTGCCAGTCGATTCGCTTTTGGTAGTCAGCGTGATGTTGAAGAACGAGCGGTAGCCGACACCGCTCATCTTTGCGAACGCTCGCAGGAACTTTCCGTTGCCTTCGTAATCAGTCTCGTAACTGCTGGGGGCAACAGACGAGTAGATTACCGTTTCGAGGACAGTCACCGTGACTGCCGTCTTGAACTTAACAATGAGGTTATCGCTCATAGTTTTATTACCGCACAATTCAGAATAAGACTTCCCTGCAAATGTTTTTTATTTTGGTTAAACATCCACAGGGTGTAGCGACCTCACTCCGTAGTGGAGTGGGCATCGCCTCGTCTTACCCGACATCGCTTGGCTCAATGGTAAGATAGCAGATGCTGGGAGCATAAAATCAAAATCGGGAACGAGTCCGACCACGGACACCCACCATCCCTAACCCATTTGCCCAATTGAAGCCTTATGCGGAAGGCTTTTTGCCTTAATTTTTTTCCGAGGAAATGTCTATAATCTCACCAGAGAGCATTTTATTAATGGCTTCGTGGGAAACTTTGAGTCTGTGTTCAGTAACTACTACAGGCTGGTCGTTAAGGGTCTGCACCTTATCGATAAGAATAGCAAGGGCTAGGGGCATCTGGCTGATAGGAAGTTTGTCGATTTCTGTATCTAGACGAATCGCACCCTTCATAATAATAGACTTGAAGAGAGTGCTAACGCCCTTCTTGTATGTACCTAGGTCAATATCCTTATCACCCATATCCTGCCTAACCGCCACGACAGTATGACCAGACACCTCCACTTTCTCTTCGATTTCTCGTTGCGTATGACCCTCTTCAGTCATCCAAACGATTTCCTCTTTCTTCTTTGGGTCTAACTTTTCAAGGGTTGTAGACTTCTTGTCTGTTTTGACTCTTTCATAGGGCGATTCGCTTTCCATAATACTAAAATGACACATATTTTCATTGCTTGCAACTTAGAACCTCCAACTAGCACCCATCAAGCCGCCTTGAGGATTCTGAAGTCCAAAACTGGGCAGATGTTTGTTGGAAAGATGAAAAACTCCAAGGTGGTGGGCTGGGTATCCGCTTTTAGCCTACACGCCAAGCGGTATGTACCCGCTGTACCCATTGAGGGGGCTGTGGAGGTCGAAATCAGCCTGTACTACACGCCCCCAAAGTACCTTTTACCAAAGATTAACAAGTGTAAAACGCTTGTAAAAACAACCAAACCAGACTGCGACAATGTAGTCAAGGTCATTCTGGATGAATTTACAAAGTTGGGATACTGGCTTGACGATAGCCAAGTCTGGAGCCTAACTGTCCGTAAGTACTGGTCACAGCAACCCGCTGTTCTCTGTACGATAACCCAAAACCAAAACCAACAAAATGCCCAACAACCCAGTAGCCAGTAAAATGTCGGAGAGCGAGTACCGCTCTCTTGTAGGTCTTAACGCTTCACGCTTTAAGGCTTTCGTCCGTTCACCGTTCCACTTCAAGCACCAGAAGGAGGTAGAGACCAGCGAGGCTATGCGTGTCGGTACTGCCATCCACACGGCTATCCTAGAGCCAGAAGAGTACTTCGCCTCCATCGCTTACCTGCCAGACATCGATGGTCGCACCAAAGAGGGAAAGATTCTGAAGGCTGAATTTGAAGAGAAGAATGTCGGCAAGATTATCCTCAAGGCTGACAGCCAAGAAGTCGTGGAGCGTTGCTGTAAGGCAGTCGTTGAATGTATGAAGGCTAACGCTGACAAGTTCAGTTCTGGAATCCGCAAGGAGGTGGTCGTACTTGGTAGCCTGTTCAAAATCGACTGTAAGGCTAAACTCGACATCGTTGATGTGGAGCGTGGTGTCATCACGGACATCAAGTCGTGCCAAGACGCTCTCAAGTTCCGATATGATGTGCAGGATAGGCTGTACTGGGTACAGGCTGGCTTCTACTGCCTTATGGCAGAGATGATGTGGAGTAAGCCCTTCTCGTTCCAGTTTCTTGCTGTTGAGACCACGGAGCCTAGCGGTGCTGTGCTGTATACTGTTTCCGATGAGGAACTCCAGATTTGGAAGAACTGTGTGACTCGTGACTTGGCTCGCTATATGATTTGCGAAACCATCAACGAGTGGGAGGGCTATGCCTCCTGCAAGACGCTTCCTGCTCTCAAGCCAAGCATCTATTCGTGAGCAAGCCATCGTTTACTGGTGTCTGGATTCCTGTAGAGGTCTTCCAGTTGGAAACGCTTACTATCACCGAGAAGGTGGTGTACGGAATCGTGAACGCCCTCGACAATGAAGAGGGCTGTTTCGCCTCCAACGGCTACCTTGCACAAACCTTGCAACTCAGCGACAGACAGGTCAAGAATGTCCTCAAAACCCTTATCGACCACCAGTTGGTAGTCCGCATCGAACTGAACGGCAGACGCATCCTACGGACGGTGGAGAAGCAAGCGTTGGTGGGTGCTATAGATTTCCTAGGGAGGGGGAAACCTATTTCCCGCAGGGGGGGAAGTAGACTTCCTACATATAGAAAAGAAGATAAGATAGAGTATATCAATACAGAGGTATTGCCCTACGGAGAGTCTTTCAAGGAGGCTTGGACAAAGTGGGAGATGTACCGCAAGCAGACCAAGAAGCCTTTGACCCCTATGACCAAGACGGAGCAGTTGAAGTTGCTGGGGTCTTGGGCTAACGAGGCACAGGCTGTAGATTCCATAAACAAAAGCATTGCCTTTGGCTGGCAGGGGCTTTTTGTAATAAACAGTAACGGCTCCAAAGCCAAAACCTTAACCAACAACGACCACTCCAATGGCTTCTAAGTGCATTCATTGCAAAGCACCTGCTACTCCTGTATGGGATAGCCGTGCTGTGAAGTTTAAGACTAATGTGTCTGTGTGCCTTGATTGCTTTGGCACGGCAGAGTATCACGATTACCCTTACTCCTACAGGGGTGTGTTTGATAAGCACGACTGGGCTTTCAAGTCGATGCACCCGAACACGCCTAGTGCTTTCCAAGACACCGTGGTCAGTAAACTCGCTCCCCAGATGCAACAGGCTTTGGAGGAGTACACCCCAGACCAAAGCGTACTGCTCCACGGTGTCACAGGGACAGGGAAGACCCGCTGTGCTTGGGCTATGTTCAACAAGGGCTGGCTTCACCACTATCCCAAGTACTCTGAGTTCCTCACGATGCGGAAACTGGAGCAGAAGATTGAGCAGGGCTTTGCCAATCAGACTCACGGAGATGTCATCGAGCGTCTGACTTCCTGCTCTCTGCTGGTCATTGACGATTTAGGTAAAGAACGCTTGACCCAGCGTATGGAGACTGATTTATTTTCAATCATTGACGAGCGTACCTCAAATAAACGCCCTACAATTATAACAACAAACTATAACGGAAGCGGACTTTCTGATAGATTCAATAACGGAGAAACTGGCACAGCCATTATCCGAAGACTGAAAGACTATTTTAAAATCTACGGAGCCTCTGTTACCCAATAAATTCCCACTATGGAAAACCCAACCACCAACAATGCGACCTCCGAACTCATCGGGGTCAACAACGCAACCAAGTATGTCGTACTTCCCGATGGTCGTATGGCTCGTCTGCTGAAGCCTGTAAAGGTCAAGCACTACCTGTACTACTCGTTCATCAACGACCAAGGCAAGGCTGTCCGTATCAATGCGAACAACGCTCGCTCCGTCAATGAAATCGTGGTCAGCAAGAAGTAACCAACTCTGGACACGCATCGATATGCAAGACGATACTCTTCCTAAGCCCAATCTGGCTGAACTGTACATCGCTATTGGAAATGTACACGCTGACACGAAGGACATAGTTGCTGATGACTTTAATCCGCATTTTAAGAATAAATTTGCGAGCCTATCGGCTCACTTGTCTTATCTTAAACCCCTGTTCCACAAGCACGGTCTCACGGTGATTCAACTGCCTACCTCTGAGTACCACGACAATGGTATTGGTATCAAGACCATCATCGCCCACAAGAATGGTACGAGCATCGAATCCTCGTGCGTTGTTCCTGTTGGCGAACAGGCTACTGGTCAACAGGCTGGTGCAATCCTAACTTATCTTAGACGCTATTGCTTGGCTTCTATTGGAGGTCTGGCTACGGCTGATGATGACGCAGAAGTAGACCGTGTGGTCAAGACTGCCTCTGCTCCTTTAAAGAAGTCAGCCCCAGATTTTAAACCAGCCACCTTTGTTGCCCCTCATACTGGTAGCGTTGGTATCGACTTTGAACTGGCTGTTCCGTTCGGCAATAACAAGGGTACTGCCCTGTCCGCTCTGGCTGACAAGGATTTGGACTACTGGGCTAACAAGTGGGAGCCTAAGCCGTGGGAGAAGACTGGTAAGGTAGGTGCTAAAGACCAGTCCCTTAAGAAGTCTGCACAGGCTCTCTGGGTTTTGAAGCAGAATGGTGTAGACTCTGAACCCGAATCCCAAGACGAAGTTCCGTTCTAACCAATCTGTCCCTGTAGTTCAATGGATAGAACATTCGCCTTCTAAGCGAATTATCTAGGTTCGATTCCTAGCAGGGACATTTTACCAAATGAAATACGCAACACTACTTCTCCTGTGTCTCAATGCACAGGCGATGGAAATAACAGACGGCTTTTTGGATAAATTAGCCATCATCGAATCTGACAACAGATGCACCTCGATTTCAGACAAGGGAAAATCTCTTGGAGCCTACCAGATGCATCGCTCTGCTTGGGAAGACGCTTGTAAGCGTAACCTTGCCAACTGGGAGTACAACAAGTCTAACGCATTCAATTACCCAATCGCACGGCAGGTAGCCCAATGGCATTGCGAATGGATTGTGCAGACCCTTCAGAAAAACAACATCAAGCCTACTCCTATGCGTGTCTATATGTGCTACTGTATGGGCGTTACTGGAGCCTTGAAGCGTAAACTGAATACTGACCTTGACTACCCTGCACTCAATCGTGCCAGAGGCATCCTGTGAAGATGAAAAAGAAGTGGATGCGACCAGCCCACAATGGCGGTCATCTTGAAGCAAAGAAGCAGACTACAGCAGAGGTCACTAAGACTAAAGAATACTTTGTGTATGCCAAGGCTCTATGGGCTAAATTGTTTGCCAAGCCTCTCAATAAGTATGAATCACAATAACCAAAATGGTCTCAAAGCGTCTGCCCTCCTCCTTGGTCTTAGCGTTGAAGAACTTATCCAAATCCTCCACAATGCCAACTCCGTCAAAGAAATCCGTACAGCCAGCGGACAACCGTTTATCCTTCCTGCTGTCTGGAGCGAGGAGAAGCAAAGCGAAGTTCATCTACTTGACAATCAAGGACGCAGAGAACCTTCTGCTATTCCTACGCTCAAAGAAAATGGAGATGCCAACCACTCGTGAGTAAATACATCAAATTTGTGGCTTTTGGGGACAATCACGGAGATATGGTGGACGAGGATGCCTCATCTGCCTTGTTTAAGTTTATTAAATCCTATGCTCCAGAGGAGCGTATCCACCTAGGAGATTGTTTTGATTTTCGCAGTATTAGGTCTGGTCGTAGTATGAAAGAAGAAGGAGAATCTCTTGAAGATGACCTTCAATGGGGAAAGCATTTCTTACAACACACCTGCCCTACTGTATTTCATTATGGAAACCACGAAGACCGCCTCGACCAAATTATTCACTCATCGCATAACGCAATGGCTAAAGACTATTGTGAAGAAATGGATGCCTCTATTCGAACTACCCTTAAAGTGGGTGGGTGTAAGAAAATCTACCCCTATCACGCTGAAGATGGTGTCCACACCTTGGGAAAAGTACGAACAGTCCACGGATACACTTGTGGAGTGCGAGCGGTGGAAGAACACGCAATACATTACGGACTGGAAGAAGGGGCAGTCCTTATGGGACACATCCACAGCATCCAGCAAACCAACGCACGAAGATATCGAGGTACAGTTGGTTTTTCTGGTGGGTGTCTCTGCAAGAAGCGTGAAATGCGTTATGCGAAGAACCGATTGGCTACTTCTAAGTGGGGTACTGGATGGCTCTATGGATTCGTACAAGGTAACGACTGGAAAGTCTGGCAAGCCCACCGAGTTGGAAAAGAGTTTATCTTTAGCCACGAAAGAAAATGAAGATAACAACCAGCCAGTTTCTGAACGAGGTAAATTCCAGAGGTCAGTACAGGAAGGTTACATCAGAACCGAGACCGAAAGGATACTTGTCTTCCATCGAGTTAGCGGAGAAATATTCCATACCTCTAAGAAACTTGCAGATGCGATTAGTAAAGCATCTAAGAGACGGAAGCGTAAAATTCGTTCAAGCAAGAGTAAGGACTAGTCCTATCTCTATCCGTAAGATTTACCTCTACAAATTCAAAGATGCCAAAACCGAGAAGGCTTTCAAAAGCGGAATTAAAGGATAACGACAGGGACTACCCTGTGGGCATCTTCCTTGAACCTAGGGAATGGCTAGACCAAGCCATCCTAGGGCTGGAAGGGCTTACAGGAGGCATCCTGTACGACTATGAGACCATTGTTGAGTGCTTTATGGTCAAAGACGGTCTGACCCGAAGCCAAGCCTGTATGATTGTGGACTACAACATTGACAAGGGTATGGGTATGCTCCCAGAGCCAAAGCCTGTTATTAAGCGACACGAGCCATTAGAAGATGAAGACGAATAGGCACTAGCCACCTTTCGTGCGAAGGTGGTAGCACCGTTTCTCTGTAAGTCCCAAATGGAACGCAACGCCAACAACAGCAAACAAACCATCGCACGAACTTATTTGAGCAAGCCAAGTTTGCTCTAATAGGTTGGTCTGTCAAGATAGGAACCACCAGACCGCTCCAATGCCACAAGAGGACAGAGCGACAATCGTAAGACCAGAAATCTTCCACGAACTAAATGCAGTTACCAGAATTCCGAATATCAATAACCCTAAACAAGCCGAACTCGCTTGGTACACTACTCTGGTCTTGGTTTCTTCTTTCGCTTTTAGTTCTGCTTGCAGTTTTAGTGCATTGGCTTCGGATAGTTTCTTGTTTTGTGCCTCTACTTTTGCCCACAGTTCCGTTGTTTCTGCATCGACTTTGACGGCTTCAGCACGGTCTTTGACCACAGCCTTCTCGTCCTTCTCTTTAATTATACGCTGAAACTCAGCAACCTTAACGACTGACGGCTTGCTCAACCCGCTCAGTCTTTGGATTTGCCCTTCAATAATTTCTCTAGGGATTCCAGCAGGGAGGGCAGGAGCGACAGCAACGAGAGCAGAAACAGACTCAGAGACGATTTCTTCGACCTTCGTGATGTACGAGTCTTTTTCATTGTTGTTAGAAATTATGACAGGAGGGGTAGGTGCTACGGTTGAACACCCTGTTAAAGTAAAGGTTACAAAGAGGCATAGAAACACCCCCATTTGGAAACTTTTGAGCCATTTAGTTTGCATAACTATTTTGCGAGTAATGTGCTTTGCAGGTTAGGAACCCAGTTAGGAACACGCTGACCGTTGTCTGAGTAGTATCCTCTCTGTACAGGCTCTATTTGCTCTCTCCATTCTGGATGTAAATATTCATCAGAAATTCCCATAGTTCCTACTGCTAGTGCGTTCTCCATACCAGCCTGTACTCTCATACCAAAATCTTGGATTGGATGCGGATACCCTCTATTGTTAGTAGCCCAGTCAGAGAATATCCTGTCTCTTCTTTCGACAGCAGATGACGGAGCAGTTACAATACCTGCTACGGCTCCAACCTTTCCTAAAAACTTAATAGCACTTGCTCCCATTTCAGCGTTAACCGCCCCTCTTAAGGCTGGGTTCCTTGTGTAGTTCGTAGCAAAATTTCTAGCGTGGTCTGGATTGCTTAATCCTTTTTGCATCATTGCAAGGAACTCATCTTTTTCCGTAACACCCTTGGCAACATTAGCAAACGATTGAGCGTGGCGTTGAAGTGGCTGTGTAAGCAAATTCATATCTACAAAACCTTTTCTTCCATAAGCACGACTGCCTTTTGTTGATTCATCAATTACATTTGAAAGTGAAAAAACGCTATCTGGCTGGGCAAACTTTTCTATTCTAATTTTTCCTGTTTGACTAGTTAAGTCTGGAGCCATTCTTGCTTTAGATTCAGCCAAATCCATATATGTGAGATATGGGTCTTGTAGTTCTGTTGGAATTGGTCTGTTGCCAAGCACAGGATTATTATTTCCTTGGTTAACAAGTCTAAGACCGTTTTTAGTATATTGCCACACGGCAAAAGGTCTGTCTTTTACATCAAGATATGCAGAAGGAACTTCCCAGCCTTCACTCCAATTTGCATTACTTGGTTGAATTCGTGTGTTTGGTAATCTTTCGTGATACATTGCACCAGAACCACTTCTTCTAAGGTCTAGGTGTCTTAACGGATTACCCATATCATTTAAGTCATAATCAAATCTCCCCATACCATATAGAGCATTTAATTCTTCTGGCGTTGCTGTTCCGTTTTTAATTCTTTCAAACAAAGCAGAATCAGACGGTTTTAAGTCAGTAGAATTATCCATTGATTTAAGCCATCTTGGAAGAGCAAAACTTGTAGCGTTTCTTCCATTAAAAGTTCTATACTGTCTAGGAGTTAAATTAAAAGTGCTTGGACTTGGTTGGAGGTCATCAGTAAGACGAGACAACTCATCTCTTCTTTCAATAAGCATATTTGAAAATTGATTTAACTGCCTTTCGCCTCCTTTTTCACCTAGCCATTCTCTTTCTGGCGTAAAATCTAAAGTAGTAACACCTAAGTCAGCACCAATAGATTTACCTAAAGAATCAAGATGAACTTCATCGTCATATACTTGCTCAAGTCCTTCAGTTCCGTGTAAATATTTATTAAGTGTTCTTTCGTGAGGTTTAATTCCTTCAAGAATTGTTTGATATCTTTTCATCACACCCTCAATATGTCGAGGGCTGTGACTTTTAGTTTCTCTTAATTCTTCTACAAATTGAGCAAGTTTTTTTAACTCCATTCGGGTGTCAACAACAGCATCTCTTGCTCCACGAGTAAGCCCTCTTTCTTGTTCAATGTAATCTTCGAAGTTAGATTTAACAACCTGTGAGTCATCTACAGTTCTTGTACCTGTTCTTGAAGTCCAATCAGCACCAACAGTACCAATTAAATATGGGTTACTAGCCGACTTTGCAGTTCCTGTTCCAGCACTAACTCCTCCAGCGTATTGCCACAATGGCATACCTTGAGAAAAAAACGGAGGTTGCTGACCCATAACGGCTTCGTCCGCAAACCCTGCTATTTCTGGACCTCTGATAAGTCCGCTTGAATCAAAATCTTTAATAGCATCAAGCCCAACCCATCTATAAAGAACCCTAGGGTCAATATTAAGCCTTTTATCAATCTGGATTCCTCCTTCTAATTGAGGAGTGTATAAATTATTGACTCTTGCGGTAAATTTTCTACGCAACAAATCTATGTCAAGTTTGGTTTCGTCTCCCTTGTTATAATCTGGAAGAAATGTTCCTTCTGGAGTATATTTAGCCATAATTATTTCGCTTTTTGTATAAATTTTCTCCGCACATACTCAAATAGTTCGGGTGCAATAGAACCAGAAATAGAGCACAATACAGACTTGTACATCGGGTCAATGGAGACCCCATATAGGGCAAAGTAACTGATTACCCCCACAATGCCACCTGCAATGACTTTTCTTGTCCAGATGGCTACCTTGTACTCCTCGTTGGTCAAAATGAGCCTAGCAAGCATCCCAAGCCCTCCAAGGACAGCCATAATCCAGCCACCCTTCTTGAAGTCATCAAGGACAGCCTCCATTGATTGATTATCGGACATACTTTAGTCCTTTCTCGGCAAACTCTTTTGCGAAAATTTCATCCACAGCCTCTTGCTCGTGGTGGAATTGACCAATGAACAATGAGGACTGATTGAACAACTTGAACTGTTGGGTTCCGTTAACCTTTGTTCGAATAATCTGGTAGTTCAGTTTGTTACGGATGACTTCCCATTGCTGGAAGTTCTGACCTTCAACCTGCACATTAGAGATGGCTTCAAAGGAAGTAATGTCTGCAAGTTTCTGCTCGTGAACTGTTGGTGTTTCTAGTGCAGGGTTGCTGGCAGTCGGAGCCGTGTGCTCTGTGTTGGCAGGGGCAGGGCTGGTCTGAGTTCTATCCTTAGATGTCCAAGTCTTGTGACCATCTGCTGTGTATGATAGGTTAAAGTACTTTTTAAGAGTTACTTCAACACTAGGAGTAATGATTCTTCTCTTTTGAACAACTTGACCGTTTCCGTTGACGGCAAAGAACTGAACTTCACCAAAGTCCTGCAATGGTGAAAGGATTTTCTTCATAGTGCTGGAGTGTTCTGGCTTACCACCGTGTGCTTCATAGGCTCTAATAACAGCACCAGAAAACGCTGGTACTTCAGCAAGCGACCCAAGGATATGCCCAGCCTTTGTAGAACTGTAAGGAATCAATGTGTTAAATACCTTTGTCGGGGAATAGTTGTCATTACCACCCTTAACAAGGCTCTGTAGTGTACGAAGTCTGACAATATCGTCTTCAATAAACCTAGCCATTACCTGTGCCTGTGTGGTGTCGCTGAATGTACCAATTTGAGATGTTGGAATCTCATAAATCTTTACGCCATCAGCACCAAGGAATGTCTCACCAATGTAGTAGAGTTGATATCTGAAATCCTTTCCGTAAGGCTCTCTCTTAATGATATATCTTCCGTCATTGGAAGTACGCATAGAGTCAGCACGAGTTATTACATCTCCATCTTTCCACACAAGATTAGAGAAATGAACGCCATCATCCTTAAGGGAGAGCAAATGGTCTAAAGCCCAAGGTCTTTTTGCAATAAAATTAGTTACCTCACCCTTATACATAGCAACTGAAGCCTCAACAGCACCAATCTTCTTAAGAAGTGACTCAACACGCTCGTGCTCAAGTCGAATACTGTCAGCATCATTGCCTGTGTACTGGATGTCCTTCTGCTGGTCGGGGAACCATTGCGGGTTACCTCTGCGTTCAGCCTCAAGGAGACCTTGATGTCTAAGGACACCAGCATCGTTTTCTAGGGCAAGTCTTTGCACAACTGTAGCGTCAAGGTTAACTCTTTCTTGAACAGGAAGAGCCTCGTACAGCGTCTTAGAGTACGGCTTAGTATCAAACATACTAGAAATCTTTCTTCTATCCATAGACTCCTGTAACTGAGCAAGGAATCCATCCATCTCAATGATACTCTGAATAGAAAGTTTCTCAGTAAGAAACGGTATTGTAGAGTTCTTATTTCTTGGGTCTTGTTTCTGGTAGGCTTCCGTTGTTGATGTTAGGTGAATGAATCCACCAACATCTTTTGCTTCCTGTAGCCAGTAGTAAGCCTGTTCAATATACTCTTTCTTAAAGGTCATCTGGTCTACCTGCTCTGGAGTCATATCCTTTGTGCGTTCAATAAACTCAGCATCACTAAGACCTTCAAGTCTCTTAAAGGCATTGATTCTGTCCTGTCTGCGACCGATTACTAGGTCTAGACCGTCCTCAACAAACCTAGTAACAAGTGCCTTTGCGTTAGCAGGGACATCAAGGTTATCAATAATGCCAGATTTGATTCTCTTAATTTCTTTCCAATGCTTATCAAGGATTGTGTCAGCCTTGGACTGAGGAATGGTATACACATCTGGAGGAACAAGCGTTCTGATAAGCATAGCATCTTCAGCAGAGATAGCCATATCTGGGTTAGCCATATGGTACTCAGCCTTCTTTTGTGCAAAGAACATATAGTCAGCCAGCGTGTAAATCTTTCTTCCTCCCTGTACTTCCTTGTTGTACAGGACATAGGCTGGGTCGTTTGAACTACCAAAACTAATTGTCTTCTCGCCTCTAGCAGTAGTTCCAATCTGCCACTCGCTACCGCTCCAATCAAGCGGGTGCATAGAGCCATACAAGTCGTAGGAAATCTTCGGGAATGCCAGATAGATTTGATGCGTTCTAGGGTTGTTAGGGCTTACAATAAGACTGGAAGAACTGTATCCAAGTTGCTTGGCTCTAGCGTCAAAGGTAGCAAGATGCTTTGCGTAGTCTGTAGCGTGAGACTCAGCCAACTGCTTTCTTTCATTAAGGGTTCTCTCTCTTTGCAGAAGATATGTATCAATGTTATGCCTCTTCTTGTTGACCATATCAATAACCATTTGGTATGCAGGGTTATTGAACTTAGCAATTTGAACAGGAGAGATGTCTGTCTCTACCCTTCCCTTTGGATACTTCCATTCACCTGCTGTAACTCCTGTGTCTTTGATAGCCTGTCTAAGAGGAATAGCCTTAGCCTCTTCAGCGTGGATTTCCTTTTGAATCTGAGCCATCTCTTGTTTGGCAGTTTTAATCTCTTCGTATTGAGCACGAGTAGGTCTCTTCGCATTCTGTGCAAGGGCTGTTGCTCTTTCAATCTGTGCTCTGCTTCCAGCGGGACCACCATCTGGAACAGGAACTGCTGGAGGATTGAGTTTTTGAATTAAAAGATTTCTGGCATCAAACTCTGCACGAAGACTGTCAAGGTTCTGTTCGATTTTACGCAGAGGTTCACTCATCCTTGTAACCGCATCCTGCTTTTCCTTTACAGCAGTAATGTCAATAGACTCTTGAATGCGAGCCTCAAGCGGTCTGATTTCTGAATTGAGTTTATAAATTCTATCTTCGTATGCAGTTTGTTTAGCCTTAAGGTTAGGAATCTCTCCATCCTTATCTCCAGTAATAGACAACTGATGCTGTTGGAATTCTAACTCATCAACGATTCTGTAAAGTTTGTAAGCCTGTGATTGAAGTGACTCAATCTTATCCATCGAGTCTAGGATTTCTCTTCCATCTTTTCCAACAACACTTCTGAAATGTTCTTCCTTAACGGCTTCAACAAACTTGTTGTCAGCCTTAAGTCTGTCATCCTGTCTGTCTTCCTTCCATCTCTCCTGTAGTTCCTCTATCTTTTTTCTATTAAGAGGGTCTTGAACCCAAGCACCTTCTGCGTGGTTAAGACTACTTCCTTTAAGGACGGTGTTAAGGTCATCTCCAAGGTCAAACTCTGTGCTAGGTCTAGACTTCTGTCTACCAGCCTCCATAATGTCTTCAAACAAAAGACCTTTTTCAACAGAAGCATCTCTAAGCATTGATTCAATGTTGAGATTAACATCCTGCGGTCTCTGGTGGATACGAAGTTGGCTTCTAGTTTGATAGGTTGGTACACCCTTTTTGTCATAAATAACACTCTTAGCAAGTTTAGGAAACTTCTCTTCATTAATCTTAACCCATTCCTTAAACAATGGAAGCGTGTGGGTAGCACCAAATTCACGAGCGTGTTTCTTGGCTAGATAATATTCCTGTGTAAGCGTCCACTCTTCATTGCTCATACCTTCTGGTCTAACAGGACGAGGTTCCTTTGGTCCTTTGTCAGCCTGTTTCTCAGCCCTATCAAGGAGCAGGTTAATCCGTTCCATTCTGCTACCAGTAATGCCCCTCCAATTATCCGAAGCAGTCATCATACCTTCAAGGAAGGCTGTATGCATATCCTTTACAGTAACAGCAGAAGATTTCTTTCCAACAATGCCTTCAGTATCTGGAAGGTATCTAGGAGTCATAGGCTTATGACCAGTAAGATTTTTAATCTTACCCATATTGATTACTTGAGTCCACATCTCGCCCTCTCCTCCTGCAACCAATCCCTTAAGCCAAGTCTGGGTAACCTTAATGCCACTAGCCTCTGCGTACTGTTGAGCAAGGAACTGAACCTTAAGTTTAACCTTTTCAAGGTTTACCTTATTGTAATCAAGCAGGTTCTTCATTCCGTCATAAGCACCTTGATGCTGGATGAGAAGTTGAGACTGAGCCTGTCTTTCTTTTCTGATTCTTACAATGTAATCCATTGTAGGTTCTCCCTGTAACATAGGCATCTTAGTATCAAGCCAGTTGGCTGTGTCATACTTACCGCCTACTCCATTTTCTTTTGAGTATCTGTCCTGCTGTGCCAGCCAAGTCTGCTGTTCAGACATAGACATCTTTGAGAACTCTGGGAATGCACCTAAGTCTAGGAGTTTTTGTTCTAGTGCATAGATTCTATTCTGTGCATTGCGTACATTTTGGTCTGCATTTTTGATGTCTGCATCAATCTGTTTTTCAACTTCCGATACCATATCTTCAGCAGACCACATTTCTTCTGGGTATGCTTCTTTGCCATCTGCGTACTTCTCTTTCCGAAGTTTTCTGTAACGCTCCATATACAGTTCCTGCACCTTGCTCTGGTGCTTATTAATTTCAGCCTGTAACTTTTTAATCTTAACAAGGTTGCCTTCTTTTGGGTCAAGAACCTTTTCAATTCTACCTGTTTCTTTTTCTTGGAAAGCCTTAAGTTTGTAATGGAATGTGCGGTACATCTCTTTCACATAAGCCTCAAAAGATTTTGTGTTAAGGTTACCTTTCTTAAGGTTCTTAATAGCCGTAGCCACCTCAAGCATAGTGTGAGGAGTATCAATAACACTAACACTTCCATCCTGCCCCATCTCAAGGATGACACCTCTGTCAGTAAATAGTTTACCCTTTAGGTCTGTAATCTGCTCTCTGAGCGTTGCAAGTTCATCGGCAGAACCCTTACGCTTAACAGTAGAAGTCTTGTTCTTTCCAGATGGAACAGTTCTTTCAACAACTCCATTGGCAAAGTCACGCTCAAGTTGGTCAATTCTTTGCTGAGTATCAATATCTCCTCGTCCCTTTTTTCTTTCGGGTTCGCCTTCTCTCTTAGGAAGAGCCTCATCAATCAGATAGTTTTCGTATTTTCTTACAGCAACATAATGATTGCCTTGTTTATACAAAGCAAAGTTAGAGAAGTCTTGTCCACCAAGCATACCAACATCAGCCTGTTTGTCCTCGGCAAGCCATTTTGTAATGATGTAGTCCTTAACTGGTCCGTGTACTTGACCAAAGTTCATAGACAGAGCGGTTGCTGGCTGTCTCTTTACGATAGCGTGTGTGGCTTCAGATAGAAACTCTCTGATAATCTTTCCTCTTTCTGTATTAGAAGCAGTACTAGAGCCTTCTTTCTTCATTGGCTTGGTAAGGATAGCCTCACCAGTACGCATATCACGAAGGATAAGAGCAGAGTCATCAGCCCAAACGCCTTCTTCAATGACCTTAAAATGAGTGCCTTCAAAGTCCCAGATGTTGTGACCATCAATGGTCATCAGCGTGTCACCAGAACCAGCAAACAGTTTCTGTGTAACCTTAAACACTTTACCTTCTTTTGTTACATCACGAGTGTCTGGACGCTTTGTCCAGTTGATGCCTTCAAAGCCATTTTCCTCAAGTTCAATTAGTGCTTTGACTAGGTTTTCTCTGAGAGCCTTCTTCTTGTCTATGACAATTTTCTTTCCGTCAACAGATTCTCTTTCTGCGTATTCATAATACAGTCTCACGCTCTCAGCAATAGCCTCATAAGAACCAAGTTTGATTAAACCTTTTCTAGACTGGTCATACAGGACGGCTCTAACCATTTCTGCAATCTCCCTGTGGTTGACAATCTTATTGTCCAGAGGGATATCAAGAGCGGTAAGGGTATCAAGCACACGCTCGTGGAACTCGGATGTAAGCATCCCCTCAATATTTTCTGAGTGCATTCTGAACAGAGCACGGCTCATCTCTGCTTCTTTCTTAACATCTCTATACTTGTCCCAAGTCTCCATAAGGCTACCACGCTGACCCCAGCCAGCCTCCGTAAGGGTCTTAAATACAAACGCCCTAGTCTTCTCAGCAAAAGCCTCTCTGATTTTCTTTTCGTTAACAACATCCATAAGACTGCCATCAGTTAATGGAATCTTGTTAGCCAACTGTGCATCAAGCAGGAAGAAGATATCCTTCTGTGCATCATCAAACTTTTTGTAGAACTTCTTTGGACCACCGTGCTTGCCATAAAGGTCATCAACAATGCTTTGATTTGTCTGAAGCCATTCAGCAGTAGTTCCCTTCTTGATTGCATCAAGGTACTCTGGGATAGCCTTAAAAATCTGGAAGTCTCTCTCACTCATTTCAGCAATGTGTGCAAGCATTGGGATACCGCTGTCCTCAATCTTTCTTCCAGTAAGACCTCCATTCTTTTTAATTCTTCCAAGCACAGTTCCGTTAATCGCAAGGACTTCTTTTTGGATATCCCTACCAGCAACCCTGCCAGTAGTTACAGTTTGTGCATTTACGCTGACTCCGCTTAGGGCAACATCAGCAATCTGATTAAGAACAGCAGTAGGAGCAACAGGGAACTTTTCTCTTAAAGCCCTAAGAGTATGGCTTCTAAGTTGGCTTGCAATCTTTGCTCTGTCTTCTGGACCAAACTTTTCAGCCTGTTCCTTTCTTGTCAGTTGTCTAACCTTAGCAAGTTGTTCTTGGATAAGGCTATCAAGACCGTCTTCTGTAAGGCGTTCTGGGTTCTGTAAGACGGTCTTTCCATCTTCAGATACAATATGAGAAAGGAATGCTTTCTGGATATCAGCCTCAGTATAGTTACCCTGTTGCAACGCCCTAATCTTATCTTGAAGGACTTCGGTAATTGTCTTGGGAGGGTTGTGTGAGGGAGTCCTCGGTTTCTTAGCAGGACTGAAAGCAAAGTAATTAGCCTCTGCTCTTCTGGACACATTTTCAATGAACCTTCTGTTATCAAGCAAAGCAACAGCAGTACTATTAGTGTCTGCAATTCTATTGTGATACTGATACTCAACGGAGTTGATTCCGTTTTCATTCATAAACTTTACAGTTTCTGGAGTAAACAGCCACACATCAAGGTCGTGACCTTCGTGCATAAGCACATTCTCGTGAGTGTTAAACAGTTCACCAACCGTTACGCCTTCTCCAGTCTCAATTGAAAGCAGTTCAGCCAACAATGACTCTCTGCTTTTGCCAGTCAGTTCAGACATTCGATTGACTAGAACGCCAGCAACATCTTCAACCGTGGAAGTAGGATGCAAGTCGCTTAGGTCAATGTGTTTCTGAGTATCAATGTACCCAGTCTTCATAGACCCCTTGCTTACCAATGAGGCAAGACCCATATCTGGAGTGTAGTGCAACCAGCCAGTATCAGAGAAGTATTCACCGCCTCTAGAGCCAAATCTATTACCAAGACCTTCATCTACATAATCAAACACAGACGATTCATTCATTCTTTTCTGTGAAGAATATGGCTTGTTAAGAGAGTATACGGCAAGGATTTCGCCATCCTTATTTCGGTATACGCTATTCTGGAGTGCAGAAAGTTCGTGCGTTCTGAGCGGGTTGCCTTCGTGGTCTCTCTTAACCTTTGCAGGGCTATGGTTGTACTGGCTTCTGACATAGGCAGAATTCCAATCCACGCCAAATCCTTCACCGTTTCTAGTGGTGATTCTTCCCATTCTTCTGATGTTCATATCAAAGATGACATCGGGAACATCTACCTTCTTTCCTTCCATTCTGTTCTGTAGTTTCCACCTAGGATTAGAATGCTCGCCTCTGCGAACCATCTCATTGGTAGGATGGAATCCAAGAACAGCATTAGCAATCGTTCTCATATGACCAGCATCTCTAGCACCTACCGCACCATTGGCTTGGAAGATTCTGATGCCACCTTCTTTAGACTCAGAGTTTGAGTAATGAGTAATCAAGTCCTTACAGGCTTGGTATAGGTTGGTCTTATCTCCAAAAAGTTTTCTGACAGTTCTCCAAGACATACCAGTCTCAACCCACTTAGCCCAAGCATAGTCAACACGCTTAATGAGAGCATCGTGGTCAATGGCTGTAACCTTAATCTGAGCAGTACCAACACTCAGTTCTGGTTCACCATCAACGATTCGTTTATTTCGTTCAAAGTACAGATGTAGTTCAACAGGAATAAAGTTAGTGTGGCGTACTCTTTCTTCACCCGCTTCGTATGTGATACGGCTACCATCATTATTTTCCTTCTGTTTTGCCATATACTCAGTCTTGGCAATGTTAGACACATTCTTAGCAAACACACCGTCTCTAGCCATCTCGATGATGGTGTTAAGTTCAGCAAATCTCTTTACAGTATTAGCAGGAAGGTGGTCGGAAAGAATCTTAAGTTCAGCAGTAGACGCTCTACCAGTAATAGTGATTCGTGGATTGCCTTCCCAAACGCTTTCCCAAAACTTCTTACGCTTGTCAGTAGACCATCTGCCAGAACCAGAAGTGTCTTCGCCAGCAACTTCTTCAGCGATGGCAATTTCGTTTTCATCAATTGTACCCCTTTTCTTTCTAGGGGTGGCTGGCTCTACATCATCCCAATGGTCTGCAATTGCTCTTCTATTGGGAAGTTTGTTCTGTACTGGCTTGGTTCCAGTAACCTCTTCTTCCACCTGTTTTTTGGTCTTAGGCTTCTTTGGCTTGCCTCTAGAGAACGCCATTGGACCATCTCCACCGTTGTTTCCATTAACAGTAATTTTAAGTCCTCTCTGGCTCTTGTCTAGTTCAAGGATGCTACGCAGAACATTCTGCATTGAAACAGCAGTTTCCTTATCAAGGTCAGATTCAGATGTACGCTTAAGCCCACCAGTAGCATCTCTGCTAAACAGGTGTTCTAACTCATTTGCAACAGCCCCTTCAATGCCCCCACCCTTGCGAGGATTAACAGTCCAGCCAGTATACATTTCCTTAGAAGCAGTCTTAACAAAATGCTCCATCAACTTTTCTAGTTTAGGAATGCGGACTCTCTGACCAGTTTTCTGGTCGAGGAAGAAATGGTCAATGTTAGTTCCGAAATTAAAGTGAGCACCAGCAGAGGTCAAATCTGTGTGCATAATGTTCTGGTAAGAATCCTTAGCCAGTTGAACAGCGTTACGGATAAGACCTAGGTCACCACCCTTAAGGAGATAGTCGATTGGCTTATCTTCAATGTAGCGATTCCAGTACGATGCAAGGAACTCCTCAAAGAGACTGTGCATCTTGCCACCAAGGTCTTTGCCTTCTCTGAAGTCGTTAATGACCTCATCCCAATGCTTATCAAGTTCTTGGAAATGACCATCGTTAACAGGAGCCTTCTTTGCGGTTTCCTGTTCAAGCCCAACATAGGCTTCCTTAAATTGTTTAAGAAGGCTAAGTGCCTGTTCTTTTGGCATACGATACAGAGCACCCTTATGGTCATCCGTACCAATGAGGGCTTGCATTGCATCTTGGTGGAACACTTCACGATATCTTTCAGACATCATAAGTGTGTGGAAGAGTTCTTCCTTAACGGCAGACTTAACAGCCCTGTCAGCGTTGATGATAGTTACCATCTCTCCGCTAAGTTTCTGTCTAAAGGCAACACCACCCCAAGTATCAGCCTGTGCAAGTTTAAACTTTTCGTAATCAACCCACTCATCGTCAGTCATTCTGGCTTGGATTTCCTCCTCAGTAAGAATCAGTCTTCTTACATTACGCTGGAGTCTTTCAGCAGAAGCAATGTCAGACATAACTTGCAGTTTAGCCTTCTGTCCACCGCCCTTACCGTCATCATAATCTCTCTCAACATTTGTAAGGAGGCGATGAAGACCCTGCTGATTAGCCAAATCATAGTGCTGAGTAGACCACAGGAAGTTCTTAATTACTTCGTTAGGGGAATTGCCACCAGCAACAGTATTATGAAAAGCACCAATCTGGTGGAAAGCACCACCAAGCACAAAGCCAGAACCAATGCCATTGTAGAAGCCTTCTTCACCGCCAAAGGTAAAGCCAAACGCACCACCATACATACCAGCGTGTAGCGTGGTATGAGCCGTAGCAGTACCCCATTCAAGGAATGGAGAGCCAGTCTTAGCCCAAGTGTTAGCCATAGCCGAAACAACCTTACTCTCAGACTCCATAGCAATACGCTCAGAGAGCCTCATACCAGCATTCTTAGGGGCTTCTCTGGCAATTCTAGCACCTGTTTCAACAGCACCAGCAAGACCTTCTCCCAACTTAGCAACACCCCAAGTAAGGGTAGTAACAGACCAAGCAGGAATCTTGACCGCATTCATACCAACAGCAGTCATAGCACCTCTACCAAGGTCAGACTTGTCAACAACTTGACCAGAAGTACCAATGAAGGCATCAATTTCAAATGTATCTTTAAGGTCTTTAAGAAGTGATTCTTCAACCTTAAGAATGCCAGCAGATAGTCTTCCAGCACTCTCACCAACCTTTTTAGCATTACCCTCAATACTCTTAGATGCCCAGATGCCAGCACTAGCCAACTGCTCATTAAGTTTGAGCATTCTGTTTGCACTATTCATACCCTTAGCAAGGGCAGATTCGATTCCGAAATTAGGTGCTACCCAAGAAGGGTCTGCAACATAACTGATAGCCATAACAACAGCAGGATTCCAAAGTTCAATTTTGTGACCCCCGACCTCCATTTCTTTTGGAAGGAAGTATCCGTTTCTAGTGTGCTCCTCAATGCTCTGTCTGAGGTCTAGCATATTCATCAAGTTAGAATAGTACTCTTCATCACTATTGTTCTTCTTAAACAGCATCTTGTGAAGCAAACTGTCTTCATTAAACTTACCTTCCTCGTACATATGATACCAATTAGCAGTACCCATAATAGCACCTTCAATAACAGAACCTACAACCTTTGGGACTTTAAGGTGCAAGGCATCTCCAATTAGTTCATAAGCACCAGAGCCAAGGTCGCTTGCGGTAGCAGACATTGCACTTGTAATACCATTCCACATATCGACTTCTTTAGTCTTCATATGCTCACGGTAAATAAGAGCCTGTTGAAAAGTAGGTCTATGACCTTCTGTAGTAAATCTGGCAATCATTCCAGCAATAGACTCTCCGTCCAGTTCTTCAGACGGAGCCTCACTTGCCCTTGTCTCCTCCTCAAGGTCTGTCTTTGGGTCAGCAACTGCTACCTGTGAAGGCAGGATGTATCCCTGTTGAGAAGCAATCCTACGAAGGTCTTCTTCGGAGGAATAAGTAAAGTTCTGCGATTCCATTATTGGGGTTTATGGGTTCTTGCGGAAGCCCTTTCAGCAAGGTCTCTGGCTTTTAGTTCTTCGAATGTAGGAATACCAGCCTTATCTGCGTATTTCATCATCTTTTTCATCGTTTCCTCGCTTACTGCATTAGGTCTATCTTCAAGAACCTTGCCACCCATAGCAGTCCACTTACCAAGAATCTTGTTTCCAATGATACGCTCCATAGCGTTGATGATTTCAATCTGTTCAGTAGGAGTAAATGTCTTAAGGAATGAGTTGTCGGTTACCATTGTGGTAAGTCGTGCATTGTCCTTGTCGGTTTCCTGTCCGCTTGCGATGAAGTACTTTCTGTAAGTCTGAGCCTGTAGGGACAGATTCTCGTATTTCTGATTGTATGAAACGCTAAGATTCTTCTCAACAATGCCAGCACCATTAATCAGACTCTTCATCTCTGCACCAATTCTTCTGATATCTACGACAGCACCTAGACCATCGCTGACAAACTGAGAATCTTCAATTGGGTTAGGAGACCTAAGTTGGTCAATAGTACCATTGTAAACAAGCGTAAACCCATTTCCTTGTGGACCATAATGAAGTCCCTTGCCAGCGTGTCCCTGTAGCCAAGTGCTAGTGCCAAGTCTGTTCTGCTCAAACTGATTCTTAGGTGGTTCAGCAGTAATTTTTGCAAGGTCATTATATGGAAGCCATCTTTCGTTAGCACCCTTGCCAACTTGAACAACCTTGTTGCCTTGACCATCGTATGACCACGGAATGCGATGACCAACACTCAGAATCTTAAATTGCTCATAAGAGAATGGCATCTTGTCTCCCATTCTTGCCGACACAGCGTCATATCTAGCCTTCTCTTGGGCATCTGGGTGAATAGGAACTTCAATCTTAGTGACAGAAATGCTGTCAGTAGTGCCTGTCACATCAACCCAAGCCTTGTCAAAGATAGCACCATTGGGAACCATCCCAACGCCATAGTTCTTAGCAAGTCTTTCTTGTACTGGCTTAGTCTTTACAATGTTTTTAGCCATTGCATACGCACCATTCATATTTGAAATTGGACCACTAAATCCTTCTGGAAAGAATACCTTTGCTTGTGCTCTTAGGGCTGGAGATTCAAGTTCAGTACCAACCTTAAATGCGTTTCTAATAAACTTTTCAGTAGCACCATTGTTGCGGTGAAGTTCTTGATTATCTCTTAATGGAAGTTCTGGGTTAAACGGAACTTTGCCATCTGTAGTTCCAGCAAAATGCTGTGCAGAAGCGTGAGAAGGATAGTCATCGTAAACCTTAATCTGTGCATCGTGGGTTTCCCTTGTAACTACATCAGAATCCTTAAGACCATTCTGAGCCATCACAGATTCAATGTCAGTCTGCCAAGCAAGAAGTTCTCCTGTTTTAGAATACAAGTCACCAATTCTGTGCTTGGTTACAATCTTGTTTTCACCAATGGCAGTAGTAGCGACCTTTTCTTTTTCAATGGCAATTAGAGCCTTCTGTGTTTCAACACCACGCTGGTATTCTGCGTCTTTTCTTTGTGCGTCTTGTTCAGCAAGTAGGAGAGTTTTCTCTCTAGCCTTCATTTCTCTTCCCTTGATATCGTTGTCAAACTCCTGCTGTTTCTCAACCTTGTACTTATTCTCATCACCCATCCACGCTCTAAGTTTATTAGTGTCCATCCCAGCAAGACCCTTGATAGCAGTCTCTGGATTAGTCCAATCTCCACCGCCAACCTTAAACGCCTCCTTCATAAGGAGTGCCGTATGCATAGGGGTATTAGGGTCTAGTTCGTAGTTAAGTTGACCGCTGTCACCATTATCATCATTAGGCTTTTCCTCCTGCTTGAGATATTTCATAGCAGATGTTACGGCATTTTGTGCCATAATATCGTGCTCTGCCTGTTCTCGCTTGTACCCAGTATAAGCCTCTCCCACGCCCTGTCCAAAGTCAGCGATGCCCTTTCTTAGCATCTCGCTGATTTGACCAACAGCAGGAAGAATGTTAATCTGACCTACCTGCTCAGATGTATATTGTGTAAATGGTGATGCCATATGTTTTACTTAGCCCAGCCAGATTTTAGAGCAGAACCAGCACCGCTCATAGCACCGCTAATCATCGCCGCATTATTAGATGCAGTAGCAGTTCTAGCCTGTAGTTCAGCGTTGTAGTTACTAGCGTAAATATTCTGAGCCATCTGAGATTCTGGCTTAACATAGGATGGACCAAGGTTGGTGTTCATACCCATAGCATTACCAGCAATGCCTGTAGGACTAAAGCCCTGCATAATGCCAGCCATCATCGGAGAGCCATACTGAGCGTAAGCCTGTCCAGCCAACTGCTGGTCAGAACCAAGCACAGCACCAGCAAAGGTTCTGGCTCTATCTTGTCTCTGTTGTCCCATCTGGTAACCGCCAAGAATTTCGGAAGCCAAGCCATAGTTGCCACCAGCCATACCACGCTGAGTAGCCCCAGCCCTAGCCATCTGTGTAGCCAATGTGTTCATCTCTGGAGTAAGGCTGAATCCAGCATCAAGGTCTGAAAACGCCTGTGAGCGGAGTTTGTCTTGAATGCCAGCCCCGCCACCAAGACTTGCCTCGTATGCAGTTCTGCTACTTCTAGCAAGAGGCTCCATCGTGTTCTTGTTCATCGACTCAGCATACTGCCCAGCCAACTTAGAAAACGGGTCCATCACCTGCCCATAGAAAGATAGAAGATTCTTGGACTGACCAAGCATCTGCTCCATCTGCATTGCTTGCATCTGCGGAACAATTCTACGCTCCGCATCCATAATGATGGGAGCCATATCTACTTGAGCACGAATCGTATCAACCGATTCCTTGTAATAATCTCTAGGCGGTGGAGCCTGTACTTTTGTTGAACCCATATTAGTTATTTGTTAAATTTATGATTAGGTCTTTTTTGAGTTTTTGCACAATATCTCCTCGTTGTGAAAAGATTTGGCTGTTCTCATCCCCTCTAATCTCTGGGAATCTATTGTCGATTTGACGGCAAATGTTAGCCCTAGCATCTTCATTGTCAACCAAAGCGTCCATAATGAAGTAGTCGTTGTCAACATATGTGTTTCCAGAACATCTGAACACATCTTCAAGGGTTGGAGTTTCTGCCCACCTACCAATTGGGTAGATAATTACAACTCCGTTGACCTCATTGTTTACCTTATTGATAAACATCCATTCCTTTTCCATCGCCCACTTCAGCCAGTCATCAAGATAGTCTAACTGAAAGACAGGGCGTTTGCCGTTGTCTTTGTTCTCGTAGACAAATCTACAAGTGCTCTGGAAGTCTTCTTCTGTCATTAAGCAGTCTTGAACTTGCTTACAGTTTTGTGAGAAGGGGCAACCGTGGTACTACAGTTAAGTTCAGAGCCAGCAGTACTTACTCCACCAAAGTGACAGGCAACCATTCTAATAGTGTGAGTACCAGAAGGAAGAATAACATTATAGATGTATGGAGTGGCGGTGTATCTATTGACTCCAATGCTAAATGTATCTCCAATTGTAGTAGTTGTAGTAACATTGTTTACACTAGAAATTAATTGGCAACCATAACCATAATTGCCAGCACCAACCACAATATTGTTATACAATGTAGAAACAAGGTGTATCTCCCAAGTCTCTTCATCTGGAACAATAAAATCTTCAGTATAAGTAACTTTACCAAAATTCATCCAATTAGCAGACCAAGCCGCAAATCGATAAACATTGTCCGTGCCAAACAAGGTAACATTAGTAAGAGGTGAAGTTATTTTAGAATACAGACCAAAGACAGGAGTGCCTTTAAACTGAACAGTACCTGTAAAGTTACACACACCTTTAGCAGTAAGGGCAGACTCAGCAACAAGATTGCCCATACATTGGGTAACGCCATCAAACTTATTAGTTCCGTCTGAATAAAGACCGCCTGTAACAGAAATATGCCCAGTAGAAAGTACACTAGGAGCCTTAACATACGAACAAGTTCCAGCGGTCTGAACTGACTTCACAAAAAGTTTGTAGTTAATTTCGTCTGGAGTAACGCTATCAACTTCCCAAGTTCCATTAAAATCAGAAGGACCAGCAGTCACAACAATAACCTGTCCAGCAAGAAGACCGTGACCAGCAGACACAATCTTTACTGTGGTTACTTCACCAACTGTAGTAGGAGAAATGGTTTTGTTCTGTACACCAGTTCCAATAATAGGAGTTAGCGTAATGTCTTTAAGTGGTTGTGCAAAAAGATTAAAAGAACAGTTAAGAGGACTGTTGAGAAATCCAGTAGCCGTAATCTTTCTAAGTTTAGTGGGTGGCGAAGTAGCAGACAAATCGTGAATCAAGAACGAGTCACCTACCGCTACCGTGTTTACAGTAAGGGCGGTCTGTCCAATGATTGCATCGTCATCAAGACTAGCATTGTTAATGTGGTTGTTGAGTCTGTCACCAGTTACCTGTTGACCGTCAACAAATGTGTCTCCTCGTTTAATTTGTGCCATAAGTTATTTTTTGCTAATGTTGTTCTGAGTCCAGACAGTTGCGTACACAAAACTAGAGCGAATTGTGGGTCTGTCGTTATCAGATGTAAATTTTAATTGAATGCCAGAACCGTTTTTTCTGATAGGATTTCTACGCATAGAGTCCTCAGTAGTTGTGTAACCATAACCTTCAATAGTAGTAACTGAGTCTGGATTTGTTACTATAGCCTCTGTAAGAACGCTACTTGAGCCTTCAGAGACCATTTCAACTTCAACTGTACTAAACCTTTTTTGTCCAAGGCTTTCAAAGTTATAGCGTCTTGTCTGGAGAACTCCTGTAATTTTATTCTTAGGGAAAGAACTTTCATCAAGCAAGGCACTCAGTCCATTGCCACAGGGAAAAGGAAGAATAGGTGTACCTTGGTTGGGGTCTCCAATAGCCCAATCTTGATACTCATCGTAATTAAGTTCATCCATCAAAAAGATGCCTTGATTTGTATCTACAATAAACACTCTCTTTTCGTTGTTACGCTTGCATACAATAAAGTTAAACACATCAAATCCAGCAGGGTAAGTGTCAACAGACTCCCAGCCTTTTAGGATAAAGTTATAAACAAGAACACAGTTGTTTGTTTCAGATGTACCAATTGGCACGGCAAGGTAGTATCTGTTGTTAAAATAAATAGCAACAGACTTGTATGCGGTAGTCTTATTGATAGTCTGAATGACATCATTAATCTGTGCAGACAGCGGTTCGGCAACCGTCAAAAGTCTTACAGAGTCGTTAGACGAATTGTTCTGAGGCTGTAGGAAGTACACACCATTGTCAGACAGGAACAGAATGCCACCATTGGCTTGGACTACGGTTCTCTTTGCAAGACAGCCTGTGTCGGTAACAAGAGACTTAATAAAAGATGTGGTAGAAAGACCGTCACCAGTAGAATATCTACCAAGACCAATGTTTACATAAAAGATACTGTTTCTAAGAAAGACAAGAAACTCATTTAGCGTCCAAGGCGTAATAGAAATGACTTCATCATTACCACCTTGATTGAACAGGAATTCATCAACCGCATCCCAACTCAAGTGTTCTAGATAGTTAGCAACGCATACGGCATAGTTAGACCTTCCTTCACTTAAGTAATGCTGACCAGTAGCAATTAGTCTGTTAGAATAGTACAGAAGCCCATTGCAGATAGGAAATTGATAGCCATCTGGTTGTGTTGCTGGAGCAACAATCAGAGGGT